ACCGTATAGTTTAGATGCTTTACCCTGTAATGATGCAACACTGTCATCGTTGAGGATTTCTATGAAGTCTTTACCAAATATTCTCTTAAATAGTTGTGCATTTTTCTCTACTGCCTCATGTTCTTTCACTAGAATCTCAGGTGGTAGTGTTCTTGCTCTCATTGAATTGAGTCTTTGTGCGAGGGATAGACTGGTTTTAACAAATACCATCTTGTACTCATATCCCAATGCATCTAATTGTTTCTTATAGTTCTGAATCTTTTGTGCTTTTGCACTTGTAGTGTCAAAGATTAATCCCAGTCTTGCAGGAACATGGATGTCCATTTGTTTGGTTGCAATACCTTTTGCCTTTGCACGAAGTTTATCTCTTTCGGGGTTGACTGTTCCACTACCAGTCTTAGTCATTTTCATAGACATATTTGCATCTTTCATAAGTCGTTCAAAGTGAGTGTCACTATTGATTGTTTTAAGTCCTAGTGCCTTAAGTGAGAGTGCATCAACCACTGTTGATTTACCTGAACCTGGCCCACCCATTAAGAAAACTGCTTTGAATATGCCTGGGTCGTAAACACCTTCTTGTAATAAGTCCTCAAACATATAGTTAGGCATTGTTTCTTCTTTAATACCCATACCCCTTCTAACATCTTTATAGAGTAGTTCTTGGTCTTTTGCACTGTTGGATGCAACACCATTCTTAAATGATTCGAAGTCTCCTTCTTCTGCAGCTGCTCTCATTTTACTTGCAGACATACCTGAAACTAAATCGTCTGAATCGGGGTCTCTCTCCCCTGCAGATATAATTTGAATGTCTGTAAAATTATAATACCCATGTCTACCTTTAGAACCATTGTATTTTCTAATAAGTGTATCAAACTCTCTAACTCTATCTGAACCCACAACCATTCGTAAGTCGGTGTACCCATTTGCATATAGTTCAGTCACAATCTGAAAGATTTGTCTTGCGCTGGATTTAACAACCGTGACTTTTTTACCAAAGAATCTATTCATCCATTTCTGTTTTGTGTTGTAGTCTAATGGATTCTTTTTAGCGTCTTGGGAATGAGACATATAAACTAGAGGTTGATAACCACCACCCGATGCCTTCTTAAGTGCATCGATTAGTTTACCATGACCTACAGTTGGTGGATTAAATCTACCAAAAGTAATTACTGCTTTTTTGTTTGCAGATTCGTTAAATTTTCTAAACGTTTTCATCTTGATTCATTATCCTAACCTTTAATAAGGGTCTACCATTTATTAGTATATCACCCTTTTCATTTTTCTCAATAGTTTTTACTATCATTTTTTTGTTCTTAAACTTCCCGCCTAGAACTACGTCTCCAATACTTATGGGTACTTGAATAGTTTCTGTCATATGTTCTTTAAACGACTTCATTTATTTTTCCATATAACAGTTTTTTGAAGGCCCATTTTGCATTTCTTTAACCCAACTTAATTCTTGAATAAGTCTATTATACCAATTTTTATCATGCTCAGAATTTGGCTTAGTTAATTCTTCTTTAAGTTGTTCTATTCTTACGGTAATGTAATCGGGTTTAACTCTTCTCATGTTATTTGTCCCATGCCTTAGCGGCGTTAAAATTGTTTTGACTGAACTCCATTCTATCCACAAGTTTTACTGCAGAACCGTCTGAGTCGATTGCAACATAACCTTCGGGGTTTACAACCTTGAATCCTTTATCAGTCTTTACAAAAGTTCCTATACTCTTTACTCTATTTAGAGCAGTCACAATCAATGATTTTGAATCTATCAAATGTCCTTGGAATTGTGCAAGGTTGTCTACCATTTTAGAAATTGTTCTTAAGTCTCTCATGATATCTTTACCAATCTGTATCTTGATATCTTTAGTCTTTTGTGTTTTAACTTTTGCGACTATTTTATCCTTCCAGTAGTTCTCAACGTGTGTAAGGTAGTCTTTTCCATTGGGATTCCATTTATTATTACGGATAAGGGTGTTAGTGTATGTTTTGTACGATGCACCTGCAGCTCCTTTTGAATTAAGAACTCCCTGTACGTCATTGAACTTTTTGAGGTCTTTCCCAGTGATACCATGAAATGCTTTACCTGTATTAGTAAGTGCTTGTGTAAGTTTAAGTGTTTCTTGTGCAGTCATGTTTCCATAACCAGTAGTGTCTTTGTAGGTTGCATCGTCTTGCCAAACCTTAGACGATGAAGGTGGAAGTTTTGCACCGAATGATGCAGACAAACCTTCGATTGTTGAACCCTTGTAAGTTGTGTGCCAAACTACACCTAGTGTCGCACTTCCTATTTCTTTTCCTAACTTCGAGTCTTTCTGAACTGCGTACATAATTGTGTTTGGTTGGAATGTAATGTACTCCTTTCCGTCCATTTTAGTATTACTTTTATCTCCCGAAGTAAACATTAAGTCTCCCTGCAGGATTTCTTTCATTCCAACACCTGAGAAAGCATTAAATGCTTCAGTGAATTTTGTTTTGAGTGTACCGTTTAAGTCGGAAGTGTCATTGATTTCTTTTATACTAGAATAGTATAACGCACCACCTTTATTGAATAGTGATTTCTTTGCGATAAAGAATTTTCCTGTTTCGGGGTGAGGGCCACACCAAATTGCAGGAGCACCGTCCCACTTAACAGTCATGTTGACACGACCTGATGCATTACCTTTCATCATATCTCTTAACTCTCTTAAGAAATTGATTGATGCACGACCACCTGCGATGCCATAGTTAATGATTTCGTCTTCGAGGTGTTCTAAATGTAAGTTCTTTCCAGCCATAAGTTTAGTCTGTTGCAATTAATTATATTGTAAGAATACCATACTATTTATGCATTTGCAAGCACTGATGCATAAAAAAGGGGTCTTGTAGACCCCTTAAAACATCTTAGTGTTTTTCTAGTTTTAATCTACTGTTGCGAGCATCTCTACATGGGTTGCTTTGAAAATAACAATCAAATCTGCAAGTACACCAGCTTCATGAACCCATATTGCATTTTCATTGGTAAATGCATTCCATTGGTTATATGGGTAGGTGTTTTCATCAGATTGAACTACTGCTGTCACATCAGGGTTAGCCGTTCTCCACGCAGGATAAAAATCATTAGCACCTGCACCTGTGTAGTCAACACCATCTACAGGATTGGTAAAATCTGTCCCATCAAACTCGTAAACCCTCATCGTATAAGTCTTATTGACTCCAGTCTTCCAGTCATGGTCTAATTCCATATCGGTTATTTCGGCAAGTTTGGTATCACACTCTGCTTGTGTGAATACGTCTCCGTCTGTTATGTGTGTATTTCCAGTAGTTGCTGCCATATTAGTGTCCCAATTTAGTATGTTTAATACGTTTATTTATATTTTTTGCAAAGGTGTCGAGGACAATTTAGTGTCAATTTTATCAATTTTTTTAGATAACTTCTCCACATCCTCTTCGTTGTGTTCCTTTTTAGCGTCTCTCAGTGCGATTTTTAAGTCAACTTTCTTTTGCAACTCATCTAATACCTCACGAGATTTCAAATTCTTCTTCATATTACTATTTAGGTCAAACTTTGAAGTCTCCAAATTTACTTTCTGACCTTCCTCTATCGAAAACTGGTGTTGAATCATCCTGTTCTATTGCAGAATCAACCAACTCTTCTTGTGCTTCTTGTTCACAATCATACAATTTCATCCTTGCACGGTCTACTCCAATAACAAATCTCTTGAATATTGTCGGGTCATTGTATCGATTTTTTAACTGTTTGACTACCATTTGGTCTAACTCTTCTAATTCGTCACTGGTAATTAGTGCAAACATTAAATCTGCAGTTGCAGGAAGTCCAAATGATTCTGAGGTATCCGTCAATTCAATATCAGTAGACCCAAAACCACTTCTTGTAGTCTGAGTTGCACTCATGATTGGTACATCAAACTCTACTGCAAGTCCTATTAATTCTTCTGCGATACTCTTAACCAATGTGTAAGAGTTTGCACCAGCACCTGGCTTAATTCTATGACTTGCACATATGTTTAGATAGTCAACAAAGATAACATCGGGTTTGAAATCTTTCTTGATTTCTAATTCCTGTAATAAGTGTCTAAAATGACCAACATGAGCAGATGCAGTAGGATACTCTTTGACAATCAGTTTACCTTTTGTCTTGTTTTTAAGTTTATCTACTTTCTTACCAAACTGATTCTTTGTTATGTCGGGTAAGTCACCAATAGGAATATTCAGAATGTTTGCATCAATTCTCTCTGCAATCTTTTCTTCTGACATTTCAAGTGTAATGTAAAGTACATTCTTGTTCATCATTAAGTGACTTGCACCCATATGACACATGAATAATGATTTACCAACACCTGTTCCTGCAAGACATATGTTTAGAGTCTTATTGGGTAATCCACCTTTAGTAATCTTGTTGAAGTATTCTAGGTCAAACGGAATCTTCTCTTCTTCCGTATGATAAAATTCCCATCTGTCTTCTGCATCTTCTAATTGGTCGTGACCAATATGAGTATCAAATGACACGGAAAGTGCATCCTTAAGGAGTTCGGGTATATCACCTCGTGACCGTTGAGACTTCTCATCAAGCACCTCTATAGAGTCCATGACAGCGATGTAGATAGCCCTATCTTTGCACCATTTTTCTGCCTCGTCTATTAACCAATCTTGTGGGGTTTCGTCTTGATGTGAACCAATCTCCTTAACAATAGTTTTAGAGGATTTTAATACATTGTCTTGTAGACTTGTATTGTTCTCTAAATTTATGAGAAGTGCCTCTATTGTAGGAGTTTTGGTATATTTGTCAAAGTAATTACTTACCTCGTCAAATACAGTCTTTTCATCGGTCTCGGTGAAGTACTCTGCCTTTAAAAAAGGAAGCACCTTCCGTGCAAATGAATCACTCTGAATCAGATTCTTGAGTATCGTCTGTTCTATTCTCGCTTGTTCCATACTTAAAATATCCTTGTGCGTGTGTTTCTAGTTGTTCCATTACATCGGGTGTAAAGAACTTTTCGGGGTTGTTATTAATGGTCTTACCAAATTCAGTTTTACCATTAGGTAGTTTAACACGAGTTCCCTCTTTTGTAAAGACATCAAATGCCAGTGCCATATCGAGTAAACCGTAATACCTATCCAACCCTTTATCATAAGATAATCTGACATCTACCATTCTGTTTTCAACAGTCATTCTTGACTTTGCGTTTTTACAGTGAATGATATTACCAATTATCTCCGTACCCTCTTTTTCTTTCTTCTTAGAAAGGTAGATAATAGATGAAGCAGCGTACTTGAGTCCACTACCACCACCCATTTCTTTCTGAGGGAACATAGAACCAATCACATCATATGTGTGATTTGTCACAATCATAGGGATACCTACTCTACCCAATTTCAATGTCAAGACTCTGAATGCACCTTTGGTGATTTGAGCACGAGTCATATCTTTAGTCTCTTTACCTTCTGCAGTGTCTTCGATTTCTTTAGTAGTTGATAACATACCAAGTGAATCTAAACAAAACATCATTTTAGGACGTTTGGATTTCGGAGTATCCATATACTTATCCAGTATGGATATTGCTTGATTTCTGAACTGTTGAACTGTCACAACAGGAACAATAACAACTCTTGATGAGTCTATTCCTCTTGATTCAATCATATCTTTTGATATTGCAGATTCAGATTCAAAGTATATTACTGCAGAATCGGAATGGTCTTCTAAAAACTGTCTAACCATTCCTAGTGCGAAATAGGTTTTACCAGTTGCAGATTCACCTGCGATTGCAGTAATTTTGTTTGAAGGTAATCCACCGTAAAGTGAACCACTTAGAAGTGCGTTGAATATGTGAGAACCAGTGTCGATGAAATCATCAACATCCCCAGCCGCAACTCCTTCAGAAACTATACTTGCGTATTCGTTTCCCGATGCCTTAATAAGGTCTTTTAATATGCTTGTCATAATTTACACCTCTCATAATGTATACTCTATTATACAACTATTTAAGTTATTTTGTAAGGTGTTTTTTAGGTTTTTCTGACATTTGTTTTAGAGATTCGTCTTTGTGCATTCTTACATCAACGTAGTTGGTGAGGGTAGTTTTAAGTGAATGAATTTGGATTTCTATGACTACTAGGAATGTGACTATAAACCCTATCATGAAAATATAGAAACAGTCCATCGCCGTGATAATCATGATACCTCATCAATCTGTTCTTGAGTGACAGTTCCCTTCTCTAATAATAGTTTACGATGTTCTAAGTGTCTTTGTTCTGTAGTATCTTTATTTTCCCCAGTGTATTCCACTGCGTGATGGTCTAGAATCATCTGTTGATTGACTGATACTCTGCTAGTAGATTCAAATGTTTGGTGTCCTTCTGACTCGTCCATCCAGTCTTCGTCTGATTCGACATGACTGACAAATAATTCTCCAAGTATACGTCCGAATTTTCCCTTGTCGTGACTAACGAGGGTAATATCACCTTCTGATAGAAGATGTGTAAGATGTTTTTTTGCGGCCTTTCCAAATAACTTTTCAACCTTATCTCTTGTTCTTGATTCGGGTGTATCAATTCCCATTAAGCGTACTCGTTGTTTTTTAAGTACGGTTGAGAAACCTAAGTCTATATCGACATCAACAGTATCACCATCTACGATTTTTGTGATGGAAACATGGAATTCGCATTGTTTAAATTTTGTAGACATACTGTTATTTATCCTAAATCGGTTCTTATCATTCTATGAAATCTTCTCTCGATAAAGGTGGTAGGTTATGACCCATCATTGAATGTTTTTTCTCATCATAATTAATCATTG